ACTGTAAGCGCTGGGTTTGGTCCTACTATCCAACCTGTAGGGTTTGGCTTAGAGATTATCACTGACTCACTTCTAGTAGATGGTGACGAAGTTGTAGTTGAGTCAGATGCTAACATCAGTCTAGCAGGTAAAGGTGTAGCAGGTACAGTATCAGGCAACACTGTCACACTAGACTGTAAAGCTGTAGTATTACCAGTAGGTGTACAGGGTACGTTTACTGTAGGTGATGAAACAATAAACACAGTACAGTTTGACTATGAGTCAATTAAACAAAACTATAGCAGAGATCGTACTGCTTACATAGGCGAGTATAGCACACTAGGTAACACAGTGTATGTACGTGCAGCATAGGAATAATAATAATGTCTCTTAAATGGCCTAACAAAGACCCTGATGAAATACTAGACTACAGCATTGATTGGTCACGCTTCCTTAGTGGTGCAACTATCAGCAGTGTTACTTGGTATGTTGATGACGCTGATGGTGTAAAGACACAGCTAATCCCTAGTGGTCAACTTGTTAATGGTATTCAGTTAGTGTCTGCTACTAACACTGATACAGTTACTACAGCACGTTTAGGTTCAGGCTCTAACAACATACTATATCAGTTCTATTGTCGTATAGCTGACTCGAATGGCTTGGTAGTGGAGCGCAAGGTTCGTTTACGTGTAAGGAATAAATAATGGCTTATAACTATCTAGGACTAGTAAACGAGGTTAACCGTAGGCTGAACGAAGTAGAGCTAACAAGTTCTAACTTTGCTACAGCTTCAGGTTTCTACAATACAGCTAAGGATGCTGTAAATGCTTCACTACGACACATTAACCACGAAGAGTCTAACTGGCCTTGGAATCACATCTTAGAGGAAGAGACTCTTACAGCAGGTGTAACACGTTACGATTATCCTACAGATGCTAAGCTGATTGACATGAACAGTTTCCGCATCAAGAAAGATACTACATTAAATGTAAGTACTACTAAACTAAAATCAATGGATTATCAAGAATACCTTGACAATTACGTTGATTACGAGTATAACTCTGATAGTGATATGCAGACTCTTCCACGTCATGTTGTACGTGCACCAAGTCAAGAGTTTATTATTCTTCCTACCCCAGACAAGGCTTATGAGCTAGTCTACGAATATTACCGTAACCCTGTGTCGCTTGAGTTATATGATGACGTACCAAGTGTACCTTTAGAGTTTAAACATATTATTGTGGACGGTGCTATGTTCTACGCTTATCAGTTCCGTGCTGACACACAAGCATCACAGATTGCACAAGGTAAGTTTGAACAAGGCATTAAATACATGCGTAGTCTTTACATTAACCGTTATGACTATGTACGCTCAACAGTTCTTACTCGTAGTTCCTCTAGTCTAAGAGTTTCATAATTATGGCTACACAGTGGCAAACATTCCCTGTACCTTTTACTGGAGGGTTGATTACTAATATCAGCCCACTACAACAAGGTATCAACAATGTAGGTTCAGCATTTCAACTGCAGAACTTTGAGCCATCACTAGATGGTGGTTATCGTAAGGTAGCAGGGTATAATAAGTTTATTGATGCAGCTTTATCGGGTAGTGGTCCAGTACAGGCCTTAGCTATTGTACAAGAAGACACTAACGAAAAAGTAATTGCTGCACGTAGTGGTGTTTACTACATAGCTAATGCTACAGATGCTACACCTGCTTGGTCTTCACTAGCTACAGCACCTAATACAAGTTTTACTAAAGCTAGACAAGCTCGTTATAACTTTAACAACGCTTATCAGATTTGTTTTGTTGATGGTGTTAACTTCCCTGCTTACTATGATCGTACAGCAAACACACTAACTTACATGACAACATCAGCGACTAACGATGCTGTAGAAGGTGCTAGTCACGTATGTTTGTTTAAGAGTACTCTCTTCTTTGGTGTAGGCACAGAGCTAGTCTTTACAGCACCATATAGTGCAGATGATCTAGACCCAGCTAATGGTGCAGGAAGTATCAGCATCGGATCAGAGATAACTGGTTTGATTGTTTTTCGTGATCAGCTTATCGTGTTTGCTCTTGATAAGATTATGCGTATCACAGGTTCTAGTGCAGCAGACTTTGTAATGAACGCTGTGACTGAAGACTTAGGATGCTTAAGTGCTGATACTATCCAAGAGGTCGGCGCTGATGTTATGTTCCTTGGTCCTGATGGATTACGCACACTAAGCTCAACAGATCGCATTGGTGACTTCGGTATTGATGTTGCATCTAAGAACATTAGACCTACTGTAACTAAACTACAGGACTACGCAGCAAGTTTTGCTAGCACAGTTATTCGTGGTAAAGCACAGTATCGCTTATTCGCTTATGTAGCAGGTGAACAGTCTAAGATTGCTAAAGGTGTGTTAGGCACTAAGTTTGTTGACCAGGGTGGGCAAGGCTTTCAGTGGGCAGAGATAAAAGGGTTTAAGGTATACATAGCTGACTCTCAGTTTATTGGTGAAGATGAGTATCGTGTATTTGCTAACAACGATGGCTATGTGTATAACATGGATACAGGTACTAGCTTAGACGGTGAGAACATTGATGCTATATATGAATCACCTTTTATGCCTATCAATGATCCACAAGTACGTAAGACATTCTACAAGTTAGACTTCTATATTAAACCTTTTGGTGCTATTAACATTAATGCAGGTCTTAGGTTTAATCAAAACAAAATAGGTTACATACAACCACCAACATTTAGTATAACACAAACAGGTGGTGCAGTAGGTATTTACAGTGACAACACAACCAAGTATGGCAGTGCTGTATTTGGTGCGCCACGCACACAAAGCTACATCAATCAAGTAGTAGGATCAGGTGAGACTGTAGCAATCCGCATCGAAGATAAAAGTTCTGATGCTTCATTTTTATTAGACACAGCAATCTTCGAGTTTGCTACAGATGACAGACAGTAAGGAAATCTTATGGGTACAGGTTACGTAAGAGCAGATACAGCTAACAACATTGCTAACGGTAATGTTATTGATGCTGATGATCTAGACAACGAGTTTAACGCTGTAGAAGCAGCCTTTAACGCTAGCACAGGCCACACACACGATGGTACTACTAGTGAAGGTGCACCTATCGAAGTCATCGGCCCAGCGCAAGACATTGTAGCTACAGCTACTGTACTACGCCCTAAGACAAACAATACAGTAGACTTAGGTACATCTAGTCTGAAATACAAAGATGCTTATCTAGCAGGTGATCTTTCTGTTGCAGCTATTACAGCTACTGGTGCTTTGTCTGCTGGTTCTACATCTATCACAGGTACACTATCAGTATCAACTGATACAACACTTACAGGTAACCTTACTGCTAACGGTAATACTACACTAGGTAATGCAGCTACAGACACGGTGACAGTAAATGCAGATATTGCGTCAAGCCTTATTCCTTCTGTTGATGATTCTTACGATCTTGGTGCTGTTGGAAGCGAATGGCGTAATGCATATATTGATGGCACTGCTTATATTGATACAGGCTCTATTGATACTGCTAATGTGGCGACTTTAAATGTCACAGGTAATGCAGACGTAGATGGTGATCTTACTGTTACAGGTAATATTAATGCATCTATCACAGGTACAGCTACACAAGCAGACACACTTACAACAGCACGTACTATTAGTTTAGCAGGTGACGTAGCAGGTGCGGCTAACTTTGATGGTTCAGCTAATATCACTATTACTACAGTTATTGCTGACGATAGTCACAACCATACCATTGCTAACGTAGACGGACTACAGGCTGCGCTAGACACTAAGATAGAAAACTTAGCTGGTCTTGATGTAACTGCTAGCTACACAGAGCTAAACTTACTAGATGGTGTGACAGCCACTACTGCAGAGATTAACTATCTAGACGGTGTAACGTCAAACATACAGACACAACTTGACGGTAAGCTTACTGACTTCTCACTAGAAACTTACACAGGTGATGTTGACATTGATGGCGAACTTGTGGTAACATCATACAATGAAACATATCAGGCTGTTTCTTCATCAGGTGGTAGCACAACGATTGATTGCGAAGCGGCTAACGTGTTTAGCCATACAATGACTGAAAACACAGAGTTCACATTTAGCAACGCACCTTCTAGTGGTACAGCTTATGGTTTTTCACTGAAGATTGTACAAGATGCAAGTGCTAGTGGCTATACTGTAACATGGCCTAGCTCAGTAGATTGGCCTAGCTCTCAAGCACCTGCTAATTTAGGTGCACCTAGTTTAACATCAACTGTAGCATCGGGAGTAGATCAGTTTGTGTTCTACACGCATGATGGCGGCACAACTTGGTATGGCTTTGTAGCAGGTAAGAACTTAGGATAATATAGAATGAGTAACATTAAAAAGTTAATGATGACTGCTGCAGCGGGTGGTGAAGCCCTGAACGTAGAAGATGTGTTCAGCACTTATTTGTATGATGGGAATGGTTCTTCTCAAACCATTACTAATAACATTGACCTTAGTAGTGAAGGTGGTTTGATATGGATAAAGCAGAGAAATTCTTCTAGAAGTAATCATTTAGTTGATACAGAAAGAGGCAAAGACCAGTGGTTATCTACCGACTTATCGGTTGAACAGCAAAACTTTACAACATTACTTGATAGCTTTAACACCGATGGTTTTACTTTAGAAACAGGTAATCCTAGAACAAACTCTAGTGGTAACACATACGCCTCTTGGACATTCCGCAAAGCTCCTAAGTTCTTTGATGTGGTGACTTACACGGGGAATCAAAGTAATAGGGCTATACCTCACAACTTGGGGTGTGAAGTTGGGATGCTTATAGTTAAGAATATAACAACTGGAAGCACTAACTGGCACTGCTATCACAGAGGGCTTACGAATGCAAATTACGCTATAAACCTAAATCAAGCTGGAACTGAATATTCTAATAGCACTTTTTGGCAGGGTACTGCACCTACCAGTGAAGTGTTTTATCTAGGCACTAATACCCAAGTAAACACTACGGGTGACGAATACGTTGCCTACCTATTCGCCCACAACGATAATGATGGTGAGTTCGGCCCTAATGGTGATCAGGATATTATCAAGTGTGGGAGTTATACTGGATCAGGTTCTGCTGGAAACGAAACTACACTTGGTTTTGAGCCTCAATGGATATTGATTAAAGACGCAAGTCGTAGTGAAGGTTGGTTCTTGTGGGATACAATGCGTGGTATAGCTACTGGTGGTTCTGATTATGTTTTAAGACCAAACCTTACCAATGCGGAACAAGACGTAGGTGACATTATTGATGTAACGTCAACAGGTTTTACCATTAAGGCTGGTAACAGCTTTCCTTATAATTACTCAGGTGACACCTACATCTACATAGCCATTCGCCGTGGCCCTATGGCTGTGCCGACTGCTGCGACTGATGTGTTTAATGTTAAAACTTTTACAGGAACAGACACTAATGCGGTAACAAGTGCAGCGGCGGGTTTTCCCGTAGACTTTGCGTTTGAAAAAGAAAACTACACATCTACTAACAATAACTATGTTTCCTCAAGGCTTACCGCAGGAAGAAGTATGTACTTTTGGGGTACAGCCGCAGAAGCTAATGAAAATCAGATATGGGACAGTATGACAGGCGTGTCTTTATCTGACCAAGGTAACAGTTATCCAAGGGCATATTGGATGTGGAGACGTGCCCCCAACTACTTTGATGTCGTTGCTTACGCTGGAACAGGAGTTGCTAGAACCATAAACCATAATCTTGGTGCAGTGCCAGAGATGATGTGGGTAAAAAGTAGGACTAACACAAGAAATTGGATGGTATACCATAAAGATGCTAATGCTAACCCAGAAAGTGGTATGTTACGACTTGATGGTACACAGGCATTCGCAACAGGAACAACTACTTGGAATAACACTCAACCGACTGCAAGTGTATTTTCTGTTGGTACAAGAAATGAAACTAACAATGCATCTGAAACATTCATAGCCTACCTATTCGCAAGCCTAGATGGTGTGTCTAAGGTGGGGAGTTATACTGGAACAAGCACTACACAGACTATTGACTGTGGCTTTAGCAGTGGTGCTAGGTTTGTGTTAATTAAACGTACTGATGCAAGTGATGATTGGTATCTCTACGATAGTGAACGTGGCATTGTTTCTGGAAATGATAATTTGCTTTTGTTAAACACAACAGGCGCTGAAAGCACCATGTTTGACTTTATTGACCCACAAAGTTCAGGTTTTAGTCTACCAAACAGTGGTTCATTTGGGCCAAACGTAACTGGCGCAAGCTATATCTTCTACGCAATCGCATAACTACTCAAGGTCATAAAAGGAGTATCAACTAATGACTGAATATCGTGATCGCACAACAGGCGAACTCAAGAACCAAGGACAACTACGGCGTGACAACCCTAACATGTCACTACCTAAAGTCTGGAATGAGTTCACCTTTGACGCATTAAACGTAGACCCAGTGCTACGCTCACCTAAACCCACAAAGGGCATTGGTGCATACCAATCAGTACGCCGTAATGGTGTAACACAGGATGCTAACGGCAACTGGGTTGAGGCTTGGGAAATTGCTGACATGTTCAGTGATGATGCTGAACTAGGCACTAAAGCTGAACAAGAAGCTGAGTATCAAGCACGTCTTGACAGTGATGCAGCAGAACGTAATCGCAGTGAACGTGACCGCCGTATTGCTGAAACAGATTGGTGGGCATCATCTGACTTGACTATGACTGCTGAACAAACAGCTTACCGTCAGGCTCTACGTGACATTACTACACATGCTAACTGGCCTCACCTAGAAGAAGCCGATTGGCCTACTAAACCATAAGAGTTAGGCCATGTCGGACATTAAGCTAACATCTGATGAACTAGAAGCTATGCTAGATCGTGCAGCAAGACGTGGGGCAAAGGAAGCCCTACGTTCTATTGGACTGCTAGATGATGACGCACACAAAGATATAACTGAGATGCGTAGCTTACTAGAAGCATGGCGTGATACTCGTAAGTCTGTGTGGTCTACTGTAACAAGACTAGTCACTGTTGCCGTACTAACGTTTATTGCTGGCGCAGTATGGATGACAATGAATAAATAAGGTAAAACATTATGGCTAAACGTTTTGGTGGATTCACACCGCAACAACAACAAACACTGTTATCTAAGATGGGTTACACTGGCCCAGCGCAACAGGATGACATTAATAAGTTCATGATGTCTAGCCCTAAAGCTGCATCTATGATGGGACGCTATGCACAAATGGCTAAGGCTCGTGTAGAAGGTGGACCACAGACAGCTATGCAGGTAGGTGGCTACATGGCTCCACCTACTCCTATGCAACAGATGCAAGAGAGAGCTACTAACTTAGACTACAATCGCTTGTATGCCCAGCCTAATCAGCAACCTGTGCAACAGCCTGTGGCTATGCAAACAGGTGGTATGGCCTTACCTAACCCGTTTCTTAACTCTTCTGCTCCACAACTTACTGAAAGAGGTACTTTTTTTCAGGACGGTGTTGAGATGATGCCACAGGTTGGGCCAGGTGGAGCTAAAGCTGTTCCTTATACGTCTGTTACACCACAACCTAATACTACTGGTGGGTTTGATGTGAATAAACCCTATATACCTACACAGAACGGACAACAGGGTTATGTAGACCCTATGGGTAACTTTATTCCCTTCTCTGATATGACAGGTAGAGACACACGTGGTCAGGGTGTAGCACCTCAACCTATGGGTGACATTAATCCATTAACAGGTTTACCTAATCGTGATCCATTTGGTATGCCTATCATTGTTCCAGACTATGATCCACGACAAGGTCTACCTACTGCTGTAGAAGCTCCTGATGTTACTTCTTACTTAGAAGATACATCTGCAGGTCAAACCGCCCATCTTAAAACAGGTGTCCAAAATTTGTTAGCTAGTGGAGACTTACCAGAAGACCCTAGCAATTACACTATTACAGGTGGTAAACGTAACTGGACTATTACCTTTGATAATGGTCAAACAGTAAAATCAACTGTGAAAAACCCTGCTAGTGCTGAGAATGATGCAAAAATGATTGCTGAAGCTATAGCAGGTTACAAAGGTAGCGATATCTATAAAGGGTATCAACAACAGCAACAGCAGTATGAGCAGAACTTAGGGCAGTATCAAGATTACTATCGCACACAAGCTGGTACAGCAGTACAAGACCCAGAGACTATTCGTGCTAACCTTAACACTGCACAACAGACGCTAGGACAAGAGCAAGGTCTACTACAGCAATACACTAATCAGCTTGCTAACATGGACCCTGATGATCCACAGCGTGAGACACTACAAGGTCTTATTGATCAGCAACAAGTTAAAGTAACACAAGCTCGTGCAGGTGTATCTACAGCACAAACTGCACTAGAGACTGTAGGTATGCCTAGCACTACAGAGCTACGTTCTACAGCATTAGATAAACCTGAAGAGCTAGTAACTAAGCAAGATGTAGTTACTGTATCAGATGCACAGCGTGAAGCTGGTATGATTGCTGAAGGTACAGGTCAAGCCCCTGAACAAGCTGTTAAAGCACAACAGACTATTGCTAAACTACGTGCTGATGTACCACTAGCTAAAGAGTTCGAAGCTGCTGGTATGACTACTGCTGAAGCTGCTGCTGAAGTAGCTGACGTAATGTCTAAGCTAACTGCTGTAACAGGTAAGCCTAGCGCAGAAGCATTAGCTGATGCAGCTACTATGGACCCACAACAGTTAGCACAGCTTGGTCTTACAGTAGAGCAGATTGATCGTGCTCGTAGAGTAGAAGCTATCCCAGCGCTAGAAGTTACACCAGAGATGGAAGTAACAGGTGCTGTAGACATGGAACGTGCTAAGGCAGAGACTAACTTTGCTGCAGCTACTGGTGTTCCATCTACTGAAGCTACGGTACAAGGTCAGCTTACACAGCTTATGGAGCAGTTCGAGGATGGTGAAACTCCTGCGTGGGCTGCTGGTGCTATGAGAGCCGCTACCCAGCGCATGGCTGCACGAGGTTTGTCAGCTTCTAGTATGGCAGGTCAGGCTATCGTACAAGCTGCTATGGAGTCTGCACTACCTATTGCACAGATGGATGCACAGACACGTGCTCAGTTCGAAGCGCAGAACTTAAGTAACCGTCAGCAAGCTGCTATGTTCGCTGCAGAGCAACGCTCTAAGTTCCTTGGCATGGAGTTTGACCAAGAGTTCCAAGCACGTGTGCAGAACGCTGCACGTATCGCTGATATAGCACAGATTAACTTTACTGCTGAGCAACAGGTAGCACTAGAGAATGCACGTATGGCGCAGACTGTAGACATTGCTAACCTTGATGCTAAGAATGCTAAGATCATGGCAGATGCTGCAGCTATGTCACAGCTTGATCTGACTAACCTTAAC